CTGCCAAACACGCCTGAAACACGTTTGGATTGTCGGGTCGATTCCACTTCCACCAGCGGGGGATGTAGAGCACGCGGAAGGTCGAATCGAACTTCCAAAACAACGTTTTGACAACCACCCCGAAACGTTTGGCGAACGTTTGGGGTAACGTTCCACAGTCTTCGGCGGCTGCCCCCGGACTCAGAACGTAAATCCCGCAACGGTTGGACTGTGGACCGGTCAAGCAATAGAAGGCCACAGCCTTCTCCTCTAAGGTCAGGGTCAGAACTTTTTCGTCCCGCCAAAACCTCGGATAGAGTTTTCTGTACCTGACATTTTCACCGCCCATCAAGTTGCCCTCCACAGCCACGCATTGCCGTTCTCCCGCGTCCGAACTCGCCCCCCTGTTCTGACAATAGCCCCCCCGAGGCCCGAAGCTGCCGGAAGATCGACAGCACGGCCGTTGCCGCTGGCGAGCGATTCAGGAGTTTGCGTAATTCCGAATTCATAGTTTCGCTCGAATCCTTGCCACCTCTTTCCGCGCCGTTGCACGGGCTGCCTTGAACGAATCTCCGATCCCGACACACCTATTTGCGACCAGAGCCTCTGTGGCTACGTCAATTTGCTGAGTACACACGACAAGTTTTCCGTCTGCTATTTCCACTACAGCAAACCAATTAGTCTCCATTAAGCCCTCATCACGCAATTGCTGGAGAAATGCAACCGCCCTTGCCGTTGGGCTGCGTCGAATTAGGTCAGGGGTGTTCATGGTTTTCCCAATCCCGCCTTTCGGCAGCAGTAACAACGGCCTTGATCGTTGATGTCCAGTTCGCAATGGTGGTCTGGTGCCATCAGCGGTTCATGTTTGCATTCTTGATTTCCGCCACATCCGCACGCGACACACAATAATTCCTCGTCTTGTGCTCGACGCCTCTTCGGCCGGTGATACCAACAGAGATGCTTTTGCAGTTCTGACATGGGCCGTTGCTCCTTTCGCTGCCGCGGCCGGCATCAAAACGGGATGCCGTCCGTTTGTTCTGCGGTTTCGGGTTGGGCGTTGACATCGGGGAAAGGTTCTGGCGGTGGAGAGGCTTGCCGAACGGGTTTTTCTGGTGTGGTAATTGGTGTTGTTTTCGTTGTGGCGTCCTTTTTCTTCCCTAACTGTTTAAGTTGTTTGCCAAACATAGCATCCAGTTGTCGCACCTGTTTGGCATCCAGCGGTTTGACTTCCAACCCGCCGCCATCCGAAGCCACCTGCCAGACTTCCCGCGGCTCACCCGTCTGGTAGTGCGGTTCATGGGCGCATGAAAATTCGCACTCCCGATTGCGCAGGTCGCAACATCCAGTGGTGTTCAAGTCGATGTCCGCAAAACTCTGGCCATCAAAGCCGAGCCGTTCCAAATCTTGCAACACCCAATCAATAGTCTTGTCCGTGATTGCCCGGAAGACGCTACGGTCGTAGTGCTCACCGCAAACCAGCAATGGCCCCTCGGGGTCTTCGGGATTGATCCTGCCGAGAATTTGAAACGTAATCACAACTTGCGGATTCCCCTTCGATGTTTCGCCAAGTTGCTGATTGATAACTTTGCCGAGATAACGTCCCGGTTGATAGTATGGTCCACGCGCCATTAGACACTCGCCTTTTCTCCCGCCGGGGCGGGCTGAGTTGTTTTCCGTGCTTCTGTCAAAGCGTTGCGAAAGGCGTTCCACGCCTCCTGCCCGTTGTTGCCGAGAAGGATTTCCGTTGGCAGTCCGAACCGATTGCCAGCGTCATAAGCAGCATGACGCTCCGTAAACATAATCCGCTGCTGGTTGTCCGACGCTTTCCCTTTTCGCTTCGGGTCTTTCTGATCGACGAAAGTCTCAAAGTTGACAAACACAACTGCATCCGCCCACTTATGTGTGAGACCCCATGTTTTGTCGTTCATGTCTGGCGACCAGCGATCGTAGTCCGCTCCTTCCGGATTTCGGAACGTCTTGACGCGGGTATGACAAAGGCAGAGAATCGACATCTTCCGCGTTTCACGGAGGGTATCAAGCATCGAAAGCATCTGCCGCCAATCGGCCAGGCTGACATCGTAACCTTTCTGGTAGGACGTAAACCCGTGTTCGCCCCAATCGTTGTTGAAATCGCGCCGGCACACCTCTTCGTGGCAGAGCCGCTCGGCACCGTTGATGGTGTCGATCACAACCGTTCGATACTTGTGTTCATCCTTGGTGAGCGTGTCCAAACATGAAAGCAATTCGCTCCAAGTCTGTACCTCGGGAAAATGCGGAATCTCCGGGAGACGACCGGCGTCGATAAGTGTTTCCAAACCATTCTCGCCCCGCGTCTCGATGAAAATGGGTGAAGGTGCGTAGGCTGCAAACGAAGTCTTGCCGATCTTCTCGACACCATGTAGGATGTAGCGGTTTGGCAGTCCGCTACCCTTTGATGATACATCAGCCAACGAAAGTCGCTTGGCTGCTGGAGTTGCCAACCGCGATGGCTGGCGACTCACTGTTGCTGTTGCCATGTTCTGGCTCCTTGGTTAAAAAACACGACCACCAGGCCGAAAGGGCAGTGTGCCACAATCGGCCGAAAAATAAACTTTCCTTTTCCTCCTCTTCCATCCGTTCAATTCCCAGTTCGTAACTTAGATAGTGTTTTTGCCGACACGTCTGAAAACAACGAATACGGCTGTTGGTGAGAACGTCGCGGCCGTCCCCTTCGAGTTCCGGCAACTCGACATGGACCTGTTGTTTGTGCTGCCACCGGTTGCTATCTGAGGAGTCGTGTCCTGAACAAATCCCCAGAAACTTGCAGGGCGAACTGTAGAGCATACAAGCACCAGAATTGCGCGCGTGCCGGCCAGTATTTCGGGCGTGCAAAATCTCTTGCCCTTGCTCCCACAGGTCTTTTGCGTAATCGAGAATTTCGCAATCCAATCGCGGCACGGCCCGCCGCTGAAAATACCAATCAGGTCGCTCCTTCGTGCAATCGTGTGCAAGGCGCGCCTCATACATCTCGATTGTTTCGCGGTCGTTCACTTGTAGATTGTCGAGGCTGGCTTGTGAAAGTGCTGCGTTGCAGTAGTGTCGGGATGCAACGGCCTGGGCAATCTCTGCCTTGCCGAGTTTCTTAGGGCTAATCATGGGCTTCCGCAGAACATCCCACACCGCTCCGTCGCACTTGCGACCGTTCAGCCATTCCAGCAGCATGTAGTGACTAGGCTGCGACTCAACCACCAATTGCCGCCAATAGGGACCGTTCGGATCGCTGATGTCTTGGCTGGTTGTCTTATGGTCAAACAAAATTCTCCTGGTGTTGTATTCTGTTATCAGGTCAATCTTCCCGGCTGTTGTAAACGTGTGGCTGGAGTAGTTGGTGTCGGGGTTTACTAGGGGAGCCTTTACTATCTGTTCGATGGTTAGTGGCAGGTATCCCGCGTTGCGCCAGCGGGCGTTATATCCAATGATAAGTGCTCGACACTTGGCGGCGATGAGCAAAGGTTTTTCATCCGTGATGAAACCAATGGCACTGTCGATAGCCGATTGTGCAAGGACAACCGCTTCCGTAAATTTGTCGATGGTCATGGGGATTCCTTATCTCCCGCACACGTCTTCCAGAATGTTTTCCAACGTCTTCGCAGCCGCCAGAGCCCAACGGCGCTCATTCGCCGGCAGTTGCTTGGTTGGCATGGCCTGGATCGCCAGCCTGATTGTTGTGTTGGCCAGTGCCCACCACTCAGAAGCTATCACGGGGTCTTGCTGCTCCATCGCGCAGAGCAGGCTTCGCCCCGGTCCTTCTTTCGATGTCCGCTCGGCTGCCGCTTCCAAGGCCGCCTGTTCGGCGGAGGTGTTGAACCACTCGCCAGCATTGGGTGCGTCCATTATTTGTCCTCTTCCAACGGGGTGATAATCGTTCGCGGAATCGGCTCTATCACTCTATCCTTTTCCAGCGGCAGGAGCACTCCGCGCAAGCCGCCGCGCGCCTTGAAAAACAGTCTACCATCAGGCCCAAGTTGTGGCGCGATTTTCACCCCATTCAAGCCGGCAATCTTGCCCAAGTACCACAACAGGAAGTCGTCATCGTAAATGCGCATTACGTACTCGTAGCCGTGTTTGTCGCAGTAAGGGCAGGGTAGGCTCTGACAGTTATGGTCAACACCGCACTCGGGACATTTCTTCTTTTGATAGTTACTACCGTGGCAAGCCCTGCACTTAGATTTATTCAGACCTG